ACGCGGATGAATTTCGGGTTCTGAGGTATGTTCTGCCACTTTAAGGCTTGAATTTCTGATACACGGAGAGAGCATAAAGCCAACAGGCAGGGAACCGCATATTTCGTATCCTTGACAGCGGAGACAAATTTTTTTATTTCATCAGGTGAAAGAAATGGCTTTTCGGCTGGAATTTGAACCGGAAGGGTAATCTCCGGCAGCTTTTTCCCGGTGGCGTCCTCTACGACGCTTCGAATAAATCCCCAGGCGTTTTTCAGTGTTTTAGGAGAGCATAGGGCGGCCTCCTGATTTACAATGACCTGCCACTCGGACTCCGGTATTTCGTCCAGCCTGCGGGACAGTGTGCTCTTGAACCGGTGCTTTTGAATGGTTCGGTATCCCCGCACAGTCAGAGGGGACAGGGTATTGTCCCGAGCCGATATGTAGCTGTCTATGGCCTCGTTCAATGTCGGGGAGTCTGTTTCCTCCGGTTTCTTCGGGGCTCTCTTACCAACCAGATACTCTGCTTTTACCGCCTGAGCCTGCCGGGTACATTCCTTTTCTGTGCCGGCCGTTACCGGGATGCTTTCTCCGCCGAGGCGGAGCTGTATAAACCATTTCCCGGACGAGAGTTTCCTGGCCTTTGGAACTTTCATTGACAAATTCCCTCCATTCCGATAAAATGAAGGAGCAGACAGCCCACAAGCATCTGCCCTTCTATGGCCGCCTCCGGTATTGCGAGTACCGGGGGCGGTTTCTCTTGCTTTCTGTCGAACGATATGCTATTCTGATTGTGGCGCTGCACAACGGCAGGCGGTTAGCCACACCTCCCGAAAGGGGGTGAGGCCCATGCGGATCACACTACATATCGGACGGTTCACCGTTACGATTATTGTGAAAAGCAGAAACCGCCACCCTGGCCGGTGACGGTTTCTTAATGGAACTATTCACTTAACACAGGGCTAACCGCTTGTTGCAGCGCCTTCCTGTGTCTATTATAAACCGTCCTGTATTCTCTTGTCAAGGCCGCCTCTCCTGGGGCGGCTCTTTTTATGGCCTCGGCGGGTTGCAGACGGAGCAGGGGGTGTAGCCCCGGTCTATGGCATCGTTCAAAGCTACTGCTTCCGCGTTTTCAGCATAGCGGCACGTCGCCACGTGGTACTTCTCCCCTGATTCCGTCACATAGACGTAGGTATATGTATGTCTATTCGAATCATTTCCCGTATTGTGCGTTTTAATCGACTGAGCGGCTTTTTCCCCGTCCTGATATCCGGCCTCGTAATATGTCTCAGCATGAGCATTGAACTGGTTCCATAGATAAATAGTTTCTCCCAACGAAGCGATCAAGAGAATAACTACGACACATAATACAATCCGTGTACGGGTTAACTTTTTCTTCAAACTTTTCGTTTCGAACTCGCCCATAGTGCGTCTAAAAGAGGGACAATATATTTCTGATGAAGTGCCATTTTCCTCGGTTTCATATACTTTTTTTCTTATGATAGGTGGTTTCTTTTCCCATACAGTAGAGTGGGATTTAGAAACTGCTTCGTTCTTTTTATGCTTCATTTCAGTTCTGTATTGTTCCCTAAATTTGGTTCGCCAAACGATATAGCTTACAGCAGAAGAAATTAGAATCCCTGTTACATAAGAGGACGGCTTTTCATATCCCGAATCACCCATTAAGATAACGACAAAAATCATTCCATAGTATATCCCGGCACCAAATCCGAAAGTTAAATCTTCCGGAAGTCTTGTGAAAATAAGCAATATAGAAGCGGTAAAAAGTGGCGCCCCGAATAGCCACCAAATGCCAAGTACACATCCCAAGTAGTCATTTTTGACTATTAAGAAAAATATTGTTCCAATAAAGAAAGAAAACAAAAGACTTATTAAAGTAGCATATAACGCAACAGTATATCGGCTTCGAAACATGAAATCTATTATTTTTTTCATTTCGACCTTATTTTTTCCCTCTCCTATTTAGCACTAAGTAAATACAGATAAGTATCAAACCGAGAAGAGAAATTGAAAAAGCACCTACAAGACCCAAAATACTTCCGAAAATATTTCCGTATACCTGTCCACCATAGGCCAATACATCTGGAATGACGGTTGGATCAGAAATCAGGCTAATACAGTTCAACACGATCAGAACAGCTCCGATTATTAGAAAGGGCTTCCCACGCTTTTTCATTCTACATTCTCCTCCTCATGCATAATCAAGTCTGCGACCTATTGGTTTAATTTGCCCTATAACTTCACATAAGGATAAAATTTTTAATTGTACTCATGCGATATTTAGCAAGACGTTGCGGAACTCCCATGTAGGCCGCAGCATCTGAAATTGTGCGTTCTAAAAATGGGAGAAGTTCACTGTCATCATACAGAAAATCAAGCGCAAAGCGGTCGGCTTCATTCTCGAATTTTTCAACCGAAAACCTTGTGTGCGCCCTCAGAAACGGCGTACTCAGATTCGGGTGCAGGATGGCATGAGCCACCTCATGGGCACAGGTAAATGTAGCGGTGTACCCCTCCAGCTCCTCGTTGATATGTATGAATTTCTGTCGGTAACAGCGGTTATAATACCCCAAAATTTCGCCCAACGGCTCATGGAGCACAATAATACTCAGTGACGCCGCCAAATCGAACGGGTTGCGCGTTTCGTATTTACGGCACATCGCTTCGGCAATC